GGTTAAATCTTTTAGGTGCATGAGCGTGGCAAGCAGGCCGTCATCTTTAATCTTCTGCCTCAATTCGCCTGCAGAAGTGCCCATTAACTCAAGCGCTTTATTGGCTTGTTCAGACGGTTTAAGCAGACCCATCATGATATTTTTAAGCTGCATGTTAGCTGTGGCCGCGTCCGTTCCGGTCCTGGTCATAGCTGCTGCTGCTGCTGCTACTTCCCAGAATTCAACACCCATAGCCGATGAAATAGGTAATACCTGGCCCATTGATGCGGCCATATCTGCGGCTTCTGCTTTACCCTCTCTAACCGCACCGACAAGAATATCTGTTGCCTGGGCTGCAGACAGGTTTTCAGAGCCGTATGCGTTGATCGCACTTGTTACCAGATCAGCAATTACCTTTGTTTCGCCTAACCCGGCAGCTGAAGCCTTAGCTGACATCTCTAAGACTTCCATGGCTTCTGCCCCGCGTAAACCGGCAGAGGTAATGAAATAGAGCGCATCGGCTAACTCCTGGGGAGTTTTACCCAGGGCAGGGCCGATTTTTAAGAGTTCATCGCTCCACTGAGAGACCTGCTCTTTTGATACACCAACCAGGCCGGTTACTTCACTCATAGACTTTTCAAAGTCCATGAACATCTTGCCTGATGCTACACCAACCCCTAAGATCGGCGCCGTTAAGAACATTGAGGCAGCGCTCCCTAAGGTGCGCATCTGGCCACCTACGGCTTGCATTTGGCTGCCTGTCTGTGTGGCCCAGTTCTGGCCGGCACGGTGCGATTCATTTAAAGCGTTCCGAAAATGTGTATTATCGCCTGTAATGGAGGCCGATACTTCACCTATGTTATATGCCACTTAATCACCGCCCTGCCTGAATATCTCATCATCGATTTTGCTGATCTCGGCCATGTCACGATTTTTCTTGTCTCGCATAAACCGCACGTAGGCTGAATCTTCCGGCAGACCTTTAACTAAAACAGAAAACTGGCGCAAGCTTATAGAGCTTGTAAACGCCAGTTCATTTAGATCTCTTTCGTAATATCGCCAGAAGTCAGCTTCGAGCGCACCCCAAGCCCAGACTAAGAGCCTGGGGTCAATGCGTTTTTTGCCTTTTGAACCTCATTATTCATCCACATGGCATGAACATCGACAGTGATTGTATCCATAACGAAATCCATCTCAACGCCACTCGCGGCCAGGATCTCGACAAATTCGTCACCAAGCATCAACTTGATGTATTCTTCGCCCTTTTCTTCAGGGACAATGAGCCTGGCTTCTTCTTTGCCAGTATCTTTGTTGTATACACGCTGCGTGTGCCGGGAAACAAACAGAGCATAGGAAAAAGGCTGGGCACGCGGCACTTCAAAAGTTTTGCCCTGGAATTTTACAATATAGGGCTTATCTTTTGTTTTCCACTCTTCATATGCCGCGTCATAGTCTTTTATGAGCTCAATTTCCTGATCTGCAATCATTTCTTTGTGTGCCTGGTTGAGTTTGGCCATGTTCTCAGCGGACTGTTGCGCTTTGTCTTTCATTTTAAATATTCCCTCCTTTAATGATTAACTGCCGGCAACAATAGGTGTATTTTCATTCACCCTGAATGCCGAGCTGAATTTGGCTACACCACCGGTGCCGCGAGATTCCTGGTAGCTGGTAAAATGACCCTCCAGGCTGGCACCGTTGCCCTGTGCGTTCACTGCGCTGACCTCTGCTACTGCGCCTTGCTTCGCGGCTGTCTTGAGAGCAGACTGCCCGGCGTCACCTACCCAGACTATGCCATCAATATTCGCGGTTTCGTCTACAGCGATAGCAGCAAACTTCTTCGCCAGAATATCGCCGCCGGACACTACGTCTTCCGATCCGGTAATGTCTTCTTCTGAAATCGTCAGGTTGTTCATGGTAAGACTGGTAACCTTGGCAACCGTAACATCGTCAACCTTTACCACAAAACCGGCAAATTTTTCTTCAGTCATGTTTTCACGCTCCTTAACTTCTTTGTTTATCGCCTGTTGATAACAAGCGATACGAATAGTGGGCTGACCATTCTGCCCTATTTTTGCTGTCACGGCCTATAGGGGCCGGACTGGTAACTACATAAAAATCTGTAACGCTTTGGCCGCTTAACACACCGCTTAGACCAACCAACTCCTTATGTATTGCGATAGCCTTAGCCCTGGCTGCAGAATTAGATTCATTTCTTACAAGCACCTGAAGCCCGCATAAATCTACCGCCAGCGCGTGTGATTCGGGCAAAACAGGCGCCGATTCATTGTGGAGGGTTAACAGGTTATCAGGAGAATCCGGCTGATAGTCTACAGTTACAGCAGAGCTTGTTGTATAGCCATTGGCAGTTAGATATGCCGCTATTTCGGTTGCTATCATCTCAGCGCATCGCCTCCCTCCCTGGCTAATTCTTTTTGCAGTGTTGGTCCTGCTAAACGGTTAAAGGGATCTGCCAGGTAACGCATTTTTCTGCCACGCTGGAAGTTGGCATTGTTTTCATGCCAGCGCCGGGCATATGGAATCCTTGCCATCCCAGTGCCGTCTCCACCACCAAAACTGACACAGCCTTCAGGCCTGTCTCCCGGGGCCATGAATACCTTCCCGGACCTAAGCAAAAAGCCGTCTCTAAGCGGCACTTCATTGTTAGCCGCCGCCAAAATCACTGCACCGGTGTTCTGGACGGCCTTTCTGGTTGCGCCATCCATTTTTGCGGCTGCTTCAGGGCCTCGCCATGTCTTCCATCCAGCCATTAGCTATCACCTTCCGGCACAAGCCAGCGTTCATCACAATCTTCAGCAGTACAAAGCATCTCCAAATATCCTTCCGGCGTATCGGATCCGCTTACGTCTACTGCCTCTTTATGGCCATTCGGGCACTCATCATAAGGCCTTAGATCCGCTATTAATTCCGGCCTGCATAGAGCAACCATGCCGCATTCATCCTCAATACACTTGGACTTTTCTTTGTTTGCGATACTCCACAATGGGCATAACATTACTCTATTGCCACCTCACGATGATGTGTTTTTCCTGTCCTGGGATCATCTATCGGGTCTATGCGAATCATGGTCGACTTAACCCTGCTGTAGGGTTGTGTTTGTTCGACTTCCCAGTAAATATCCTTACCGCTGTCATCTATCGGCGCATCCGGATACATGAACACAACGGCTGAGGCAGTTACCTCTTCACCCTTCTTGTCCCTTACAACCTTATTGCCCCACTGAAAGAAGCAGGGAACATTGGTGTAAGTAGCAAGCGTAGTCCAGTCACCTTCCATATTGCGGCCCAGCTTGCGAACCGTTGCCTTATGAGTCATCAGTCTTTTAAGTTTCGGATGCATCGCTGTCCACCGCCCTATGTGTTAAGGTGGCGCTTCTGTTAACAATACCGGCAGTATTTAGCATCACATCGGCTAAGTTCATTTCTTCCGGAATAACCTGCCCCTTCTGGCCATGTTCGGTAACAGAGAACCGACCTAAAGAGACGCTGGCTGCGCTTGGCGAGATATCGCCGTTATCGACAAGAAAAGCTACCATCTGGGACACCCATTCCCTGACTGCCGCTTTTTGATAATTGGCAAGCCCGTCCATGTCGAGTTTCCATCCATCAGATCCACGTTCATAATGGCCAATCCTGGCATCGAGCAACATACACGCCCGGTTAAGCCTGGCGGCTGTAGCTTCAGCCTGATCTCTGCCTGTGATTTGCGCATACTCAACTGCCGTCAAATACATGTCAACTCAGCTCCGGTTCTAACAGATTTTCCTCCGGGTCAGGCATCAGACCGGCTTCCTTTAACCGTTCCGTTATCTCTGCCTTAGTGCCCCACATCGGCAGGCCGTTATCTCTTGCAATGTCCCTTAGTTCGGCCACTGTGAGTTCGGTTTCCTCGACAGTTTTAGTCTCTGGCTTCAGCTCTGCCGGTTTTTCTGCCTTTGGTTTTTCTGGTTTGCCGACTATCTTGGCCAGACCGGATTTCTCCCATCTCTTGGCCATGATCTCCTCAACGTGAATTACGTCACCGGGACGAACAAGCCACTGTGTTGAGCCAATCATCTTTACCCTTACTTTTGGCTTGGGCATTGTATCACCAACTTTAAGTTAATAGAGGGGCCCATAAGAGCCCCTCTTGGTTACTTTTATTGTGCGTGTCTTAGCTGCCGGCCGATTGACCATAAACAGCGAACGGATAGCGCTCTTCTTCTGTTTCCTTGAGGCGGTTAACCGGGTTCGGCACCTGCCAGGCGATGCGCATGACAGCCCTAAGGCCAACCATGTCATTCTGGGCCAGGTTATAAAGAATCTCTCCGGTTGTCGGATCCTGAATAACTGCTTCGGTCAGGATTTTCCATGTGATATCTTGACGAAGCGACCATACAAGCTGGCGCCAGTCACCGGAAATGAGCTGGCCGAGCTCAGGAATCATTGCTCCGTTACGCGGAAAGACGATCTGTTCGCCGTCCAGTTCATACCTAGTAGCGCCCTGCACGCCTTCTTTATACTGCGATTTGAAGATCGGGTTTCCGGCAGTGTCGCGGATACCGCGCAGTTTGCCTCTCATGGTCAATGCGGCAGCGTGACCGCTCACCATGAAGCCGTCTTCTTCCACCTTTGCGATTACACCATCTTCACCTAAAAGCTCATCGTAAAGATCGGTATTTGCGCCCAGCGAACCGGGAACAACCAGGTTGCCGGCAGATTCGGCTGCGGTTGTGATGTTGGTAGGCCATGCAGCTGGAGCATTGATGCCATAAAATACAGCCTGATCGAATGCCAGACCAAAGGCTTCGACCAACTTCGGCTTCACTTCACCCCAAAGGTCATAATCGACATCAGCGATTACGGCTTCAGGTAAAGCCACGATGACAGCCAGTTCCTCGGCGTCAAGGTACTTATTCTCCCACAGCTGACGGGTCAGCCGCTTGCGGGCGATATCAGAAGCATCGCTTCTCTGGGTCGGCCCAGGGTTCAGGAAGTATGCGGTCGGTAAAACCGAAAGCACCGGAATCCTTCTTTGTGCCTTGCTCATGTTAGGGGCACAGTAAGCCAGGGTCATTACTGCACTCTGCTCAGGTAAAACCTGCATGATTTCCTTTTGAAACTCTTCAGGCATCAGCGCTTCAGCGCCAGAACGGGGAATGTAAGTCATTTAAGTCATCTCCTTTTAGTTAGGCTTTCCCGGCCGCCTTCCGGATCATGTCATTGAACGATGTCTTTGACTGTCCCCCGGAACTGCCGCCGGAATCACCTGTGTTTGTTGAATCTCCTGCTGTTCCTTTCAGGTGCGGCTTGGCTGCAATCAATGCTTCCACCGCCTCCTTTGCTCCCGTAACATTACCATCATCATCGACCTTTAAATCAGAGCGATTAACCAATGCTACAGCGTCAGACGGATCCGCGAATCCAGCTTGGGAAGCAAATACCTTCAGTTCGGCATTGATGAGCCGTGTATTTGCCTTATCAAGAGCAGCCTGACTCGTGCTCTCTGCCTTTTTCCTGGCCTCGCGTTCCTTTTCCAACTCAGACTTGTTTGCTTCTTCGATTTCCTTGGCCTTGGCAGCTGCTGTTTTCATCGCGTCTAAGCCTTCGAAACCAAGTTCTTTGGCCATGGCTTCAAGTTCAGTTTTGGTAGATCTGGCTATTCTGGCATCAAACGCCGCCTTGTCTGGAAACGTTGCAAAAGGCTTATCGTCTTTACCGGAGTCTCCCGACTGTTCACCGCCGTCGTTCGCGTCATTGTCTCCGGAGCCCTCACCGTCACCATCGCCGTCGTTATCGGAACCGCCACCACCCGCAAAGCAAGCCCATACTGGAACATCGTGAAACATAGAAAACAATTTTTTCATTTTGATCACCTTTCCGATTAATTTTTACCGCGGCATCGTAGCCGCAACCGGTACTTATACCGCGCCTCTCGTTGGCGCATTCCAGGCTAAAAAGATAAAACCAGCAATGCCTGTAATCGCTGGTCTCAAGATAAAATGTTTATATAAAAAAACCACCCGTTAAGAGTGGTTTATCGTTTTTAAGCCGGCAGTGTCCAGACTTCTCTCCAGCGCCTTAATTTTAGTGCTATCCACCTGAGAATCATGTTATCAGCCCCTTTAATACAGCCGCGCAGTTATCCCCGGCCTTTCCTCTTGTATGCTCAGGGCAGATGCTTTCAATAAATTCCTGTTCCTGCTGCTGCATACCCTTGTTTAAGGCCACATCAATCAGCTCCACCAAATGCGCCATGTCTTTCGCATGATAACCTATCCCTTTTTCGTAGATTTGATATTCCAAATTACCCGGGTCACTCTTAAAATGAGCCAGGACATCGTTTTTGCATAACCAGTCCGGGAATATTACCGGCTTTCCAAGTATCCACGCTTCATATAGCGTGCTTCCGGCATCGGCAATCACTACATCGGCATCTACCAGCTCCTGCAAGCTTATGTCGTGGTTTTGTTTGGCATTCATTCTAGTGGTAGGGTGCATTGCCAAACAGGTTTCATATTCTTCCGGGATTTCATTAATCAGATCAACGCACCAGGGATAGCTGCTCCTGCCTTTATGCCTGTAATTGTAACCATGAGTTGGTGCCCAGACTACATATGGTTTATCTCTTTTCTGCTTTTGGTATTCGCCCCAGAATACAGGGTCTAACTTGGTATAACCGGTAACAAATATTTCCCCTTCAAACCCGCCTGCCTCAATCCGCTCTTTCCAGGCAGGGCCGGGAACCATGACATAGCTGTAATCTTCTATCTTATCTGCAGTCCAGTAGTTTTTATCGCCTATACCATGAGAATAAAATACATCTTTAGGGCCTACTTCTGCCTTACCCTGCTGGTTTATCCGGTAGCTGCTGAAAAACCTTACGTTAATACTTACGGTTGGCCTTGATGCATAGCCGGCATTTACGCCTAATTTACGCAATCCTGCAAGCATAGGGTCAGCTAAAGCCTCAATTGCGTGCCGGTAAGCGTGCCCTGCGTGCTGGTTACGATCGTCAAAAACCATATTTACGGCTTCACCGACTAGAGGCATGTATTTTTCATTATTTTCACGGTTAACTCGTAAGCCTGTTGTGGTCCGGATACTCCTGAATTTCATTGAATTGGTATCTATCCTGATCTTGGTTACCTTTCCCGGCTTAAATGTGTAACCCTCGACCTCGATCGGAAAGTGTCTGCGGTTAAATACCGTAACTTCTGTGTGCATCGGATCGCCCCTTGTTTAGTGCATTTTTAAAATTTTCCACAAGAGGGCAGTTTGGCTCGTGTTGCCCTCCTTCATCTTGTTTGCAGGTAGGGCAGCCGCGGTTAATCTCATCGTAGATATCCTGTATCACATTACAGCCCCCTCGCAATTAATACCTGGCTATCTAACATTTCCCCACCCTCTGCTATATCGACTACAAACCGGGCTAATTCTTCCGGCTGCATCATGTTTTCAAAGTCATCGTCAGGATAGATTTGTCTTCTTAAGTCTGTATTACAGGCTCCTGGTGCTATGCAGTAAACTTTTATCCCGTAGGGTCTAACCTCTTCTGCCAGACTTAAGCTAAAGCTAATCACCGCCGCCTTGCTGGCTGCGTATGCGGATCTTCCCGGCCTGGGTGTTAGCATGCCCGAAGTAGAGGCAATATTGATTATCTTGCCGGGCTCATTCTTTGCCCTGAGCAGCTTAATATACTCCTTGCAGCAATAAAAAACCCCGTGTAGATTTACGGCAAATTGTTTTTCCCAGTCTTCAGGAGTGAGTTCAAGCACACTACCAAGCTCTACTACACCGGCATTGTTGATTAATACTTTCGGAAGTTTAGTGTCAGGATGATAGAATCCTTCAAATTCCCTCTTAATAGAGTTGTAGTCAGCTACATCGACATCGTTCCAGCGTGAAAATCCGTAATACATATAACCACGACTACAGAATTCTTTTGCTATAGCCGCTCCTATTCCTCTGCTGGAACCGGTTATGATAGGGTGCACATTATTCACCCCTATTCAGGCGGCCCTGGTATATTGCTTCTGCAATCACCAAATCCAGCGGTGTAGTAATTTTAATGTTTTCCTCAATACCCGGCACTAATAAAGGTTTTAGCTCTGTAGCCTGAATAACCAGAGCTGCATCGTCTGTGGTATTCTCCAGGTAGGTTAGTTGGTGTGCATGCCTTAATAGTTTAGTCTTATATTTTTGGGGCATCTGCACCTGGCCAACACTGTCACGGTCTATATATTCGCCGTCCCTGGTTAATGCTGTTGACAAAGGGCTTATCCAGGGCGTTACAAAGTCTCCATCTGTGTTGATGACTGTTCTGATCAGTTCTGCTGTTATGAACGGCCTTACAGCCTCGGTGATAAGCACATGCTCGGTTGTTACGTGCTTCAGAGCATTGGCAACTGACTGTTGCCGGGTATCGCCACCCTGAATTAACAACGGCTCTTTCTTTGGACTTACATAGGGCAGGATATCCCCTACATACTTAGGGTTTAACTCATCATACTGGCAAACAATAATGATTCTGCCTATTTCCGGCATCTGTTGCAGCACTTCCAGCCCGTGGACCATGATTGGCTTTCCACCGAGCCTGGCATACTGCTTCGGATATCCTAAACCTGCTCTCTTGCCCTGGCCGGCTGCTAAGTAAATGACGTCAATCATAGCTTTTCCCTCACAAAATGTTTATTATCTTGCCAACTGTTAGCCATTTCCTGAATAATAAAAGTGTCCTCTGTTGCTTCTTTGGCCGTGCAGTTATATTCTCGCTCCAGTTTCACGCATTTTAACTTCTTTAGCCTGCGCTTTATGTACCGATATATACAATAGCAGTCGTGTTTCGATTCCTTTTCTCCTAACTTGCGCCAGTACTCCTTGACCCCGGCAACCAGATCCTGTATTTTCTTATTATCCCGACTGCAACCCATCAGGTTAATCTCAATCCTACCCTTGCTGTTCGTTGTTACAAAGCAATCGTGTAAGTTCTCTATTAATTCATCGAGAGGCTTAACCGGATAACTGTCAGCGTCTACATATATCCCGCCATATAAGGCCAGTATTTCAATCCTTAACAGGTCAGCCTTTGCGGCGTAGATTGGTATTGATTTATATATTTTCCTGTTCCTGATCTTCGGCAGGTTGCTGTCTGTCCATAATTTAACCTCCCATTCAGGATGTAGTTCTACATATCTTTCAAGGTTTTTACTAAACGGAAACGGCTTCGGTCCTATCCAGATCATGTGCAGTATTTTAGGTATCACTTACCGCACCCCTTAAAGTAGTATCGTCTCCAGTAACTGCCTTTTGCTGTCTATTCAAAGCTTAGCCACTTCCGCATGCCCAGCTCCGTATCGTAAATACTAATAGATAGTGTAATGTCGTGTTTGGAAACCGATAACAATGCTTCCCTTTGTGCTATACTTAAAGCTATTTCATGCTGTTTTTTGCTTAGTGTTATGTTTCTCTGTAATACCGAAAGTGTTACGGTTATGAAGACTGGTATGTACACAGAGCCTATCCCAACACCCGAACCCGTTGCGCTACCCTGCGTTATTATAATTCCCGAAGTAATTGTTCCGGCTGCTTCGCTTTCCCCAACACCGGAACTTTCTGCTTTTGTTATTACATTAAGTTTACCGGTTGCTGTTGCGGAACTTACACCAGAACCTACGACACCAGCGTATACTTTAACTATTGCATCTACTAAAGCAAGGCCAACACCCTGCCCGTCTGCTTCTCCGTAATGGTCAACTTTACCGTTGGCCTCACTACTACCAACTCCAGAGCTTAATGCTTCACTGTCAACAATAACGCCAGGATAAAAATTTTCTCCCCCTGCTTCTGCCGTTCCTACACCACTAGCTGTTGCTTCTGCGAAATGATCTACTTCTGTATCAATTTGACCGGAGCCTATACCTATACCATAGGCTTTACCGGTTGCAAGCCCTTCAACGCCTGCTGTTGCCTGACCGGAACCAATACCAGCGCCTTTTGTCTGCCCTTTGATAATTACATAGCCATCAGCTTGTCCGAAACCAAAACCGGAACTATTCGCACTTGCAAGGTGATAGACTTTTGCATCGGCTGAACCTTCACCGATACCTATACCTTTAACCTCTCCAAAATGGTCAACCTCGCTATCCGCATGAGATTCACCAACCCCGGAACCCGTAGCTTCCCCTTCGATATCAGCCGAAGGGGTAAGACTTATTCCACCTGCTAATGCTGTTCCGATACCGCTACCAGAAGAAGAAGCAATACGATCAACTTCTGCACCAGCAGAGCCAGAGCCAATACCTGAACCGATCGCGGAACCTTCAACGGCTCCCAATATTTCACCGTCAACTTGACTGGAACCAACACCCGATCCCTTCGTTTCCGCTATTGCGATAACAAGGCCGTCAGGATAAGTACCACCAACGCCGGAGCCGTAAGCCATCGCCAATACATAAACCCCTGCAAATACTTCTGCCGAGCCAATACCTTCGCCAGTAGCCGCGCCATCGACTACTTCAAAGAAGCCAAGAACTGACCCGGATGCTAAGCTGTTGCCAACACCAGAACCACTTGCATCGGCCTCAGTTTCTACTATAGAACCAGCAGAACCCAAACCTTTACCAGAGCTTTTCGCTTCACCCTCGACAGTAGCAGCGGCCGCCTCTTGATAGGTAACCCTTACTTCGATACTGTCCCATCTAAGTTCCACTACAGCAGACGTGCTGTTGGCAGTTCTTAAGTCTCCCGTTATTCTGGCTTGCACTGTGGTAGCTAAATTGGTAATTTCTAGTCCTGTTTGGTTAACCCTTAATGTATCAGCCGTCCAGTTGCTAACGGCACCATGTGTAACTTTTGTGCCGCTATAGGTGCTTCCACCAAATATTAATGCAGGGGTGAAATCAGCATAGTTTCCTGTATTCCACTGAGCACACCTACTCCGCATATAAAGGTCAATAGCAGTAACAGTTGAATTTGCAGGAACCCCAATAGCAGACAAGCTGATAGCTGTAGCGTTCCAGATAACATTTGCCGCCGCACCGGCATTTCTACCTGCGACACTACCATTAAGACAACCATTATCAGGTGAGCCGTCAGTGGTAATCCTTGTTCCTGCAGCGGGGCTTGTTACAGATACACCCCAATCCTCTGAACTGGAGTTAAATGTATATGTTTTAGATGCTGTCGCCATCACCTCACCTGCTTATATCAGTCTAAGTCGAACTTGACATCCCCGGCGGGCAGTCTAAAGGTATCACCAGCGTTACAGGCTTTATCAGCCGTCAGTTGCGCCCAGTAAAGAATATTCCCGCCTGCGTGAGCCGCCGAATCCATCGCAGCAACATAACCAACCGTAACGGCAGGCATGACAAGATATTCCAGTGCCGCAGCGTTTACCACTGTAGCTTTACCGGCTTGCTGGAATGGGTCTGCTTCATTGAACTCCGTGCCGGGTCGGTCTGTTCCGGTATAACCAGTGATTTCACCCGTCCGGTTGTTTGCCTCCAGCTCTGCCTCGCTTTTATCGTTCGCAAATATGGCAATATAAATTGTTGCGCCTGGTCTGGTATATTCCACGTTGCGGAATACATGGGAAAGCAGTTTTTCTTCTAAATAGGTGCTAATGTTTGCCATTGTGAATCACTCCTTTTTATAGTTTTTGTGATGCACTTAATGATGCGCGGGCCAATACCGGAAAAGTTGTCGCTGGTATTATCCCAGAAAACTCATAAATATAATCTGCTGCCGTCAAAGTGTAGTCATAATAATATTTACCTACACCTTCTTTCTTCGCAGTTTTTTCCAGTAGTATCTTCATATTAACGTCATAGACTTTAATTTTTACATTGCTGGGATCATAAAGGGCACCTTCTAAATTTTTAAATTCTGCATGTAGTCTTACCGTATTGCCCACTAACATTTAATCACCCCTTCCTCCAACAAAAAACCGCCTCAAAAGAGACGGTTGATATCAGCTAATTTGTTGATGTATTGACTGACTTTATTCTTCTATCGGCTCAAACCGAATGCCCTTATCATTCTTGAAGGGCTTGGCGTGATCGTGAACGCCGGTCATTATCTCTTCTGGTATCTTCACCGGAAAAGCCCTACAGGTATGCTGCCCCTCATAGTGTTTACATTCCAGGCATTGAGTTGATTGCACGCTAAATCCCTCCTATGCTGCCTATCGTATCACGGTATGCGGCCAGTATGTTTCTTGGAATCTCGCTGCTTCTACCCTGGGCGATAGCCGATGTTACCTCTGCAAATAGTTCTGAATTGTTGGTTGCCGCGTATTCTGAAACCCGGTACAGGTCAAGTATGTCAACCTGGTTGGCTGTTAGTGACGCCTTCCATTTCGCATCGAGCTGGTATTTCGACATGATTGCATGCCCGTTCTCATGTGCTGTAATGGAAAACAGGTAGTCTCCCTCTTTTGCAGACTGTGACATTGACCATCTGCTGGTTACCTCTGCTCTCCTTAGCTTTTCTTCTAAAAACGACTTAATGTTCACATAGGCCGGATCTTCAATCTGTGTTTTTAACCTGTTTAAATTGCTTGGCCGAACCTGTGTCCAGGCAGTCAATTCCCTGGTATGCGCTTTATCGGGGTTTTTCAGCATGGTTTTTTTATAATACAGCGCCTTGCTTTCCCCGGTAAACATTTGAGCCTGATGCGCAGCTGCGGCATGGTTGGCATGCTTTCTTGGTAAATAAGCTAACTTGCCGGTCTTAAAGTCATAATTTGCCCTGGTTGCATCGAGGCCCCGGTTAATTTCGTTTAACTGCCTTAAGCCTACACCTTCCAGATCAATAATGTCAACGTATTGAAGTGCATATTTTCTCGCTTCCTCAATAGTTTTTGCAGGAACGAATTTGCCCTTCACTGTTGTAGGGGGTGTATTTCCGGTTATCCCCTTAAGCCCTTCCCTTGCATAATCACGCCTCAAAAAGGGGCTTTCTGCTATATGTAACCGCTGACTGCTCTGCCACTGTTTTACCTTAGCCTGGGCCTTTAACTTAGCTGCCGGGTCTATGGCTGTCGCTTCCCTTAACTTCCACTGCCTGATTCCGCGCTCAAGCTCTCTTTGTCGCTGCTGGGCCTTGTAGACTATTTCGCCGGCTTTTTCTTTGCCATGTTCATCAATTAATTTCTGGTGTTCCGGATCTACTCTCATTTCCGGTATTGGCTGACCCTCGCGCCATGGAGCTACTCCATGAATGCAATTATGCACCACAAACCCTTTGGCAATGTAGCTTTCGTCAACTTCCACAGATATGTTATAGAGAGGGTAAACCCTTTTAGGCTCCTGAATCTCTACTTTTGTTACCTTTACATCGCTGAAGATATAATCATCATCATGATTAGCTAAAACCCTTATGACTTCATCACCGCAAGCCTTAAGATCTCCATTAATCTGGTTGTCTGTAAATCTTAATACAGTATAGCCTTGGCTTTCTATATGTGCCTGCCTTGCTTCGTCCTTCGCTTTATCTTTATGCCAATAAGATCCATCACACTCTATTGCAACCTTCTTGCCTCGGATAGCGAAGTCTACAAAATAATAACGCTGCCTCCCCTTTTTATCCCTGTCTTTTGGCACCGGGTGTTGGCAGGCTATATCTAATTTCAACTTTTCCTTTAGATACCAACCAACTTTTTCCTCAAGCCACGTTTTGCCGTAATTCTTCCGGCCAAGTGATTGTTGTGCTTTGATGTGGTTAATTGGTTTTTGGAACGGGTGTGTCCCATCTATAACCATTTCCCGTGTTTTATTATGCGCTGCCCTGGTTATCGCTACGCGATCTAATAAGCCTTCGGAGTAAAGACGCTTCATCCTTTTACTTGCTATTTTCCCCAACTTAGCCCAATATTCCGGCTTATCTCTTTTTTTGATGACTATTTTATTAGCACATTTATCACTGCAGGTTTGTCTGTAGAGTGGGGATGGCTGTCCACAGTTTTCGCAAGGGCGACACAACATATTTACCTTATCGCCGACTTTCACGTCTTTGGCTGGTGTCCACTCTCCATTTACTAATAATGGGTGTTCCTCTGTTATTGTGAGCCTATTTTCCCTCTTCCGGTCTCCATTATTGACCTCAATGCGCACTATCTTGGGGCTACCTTGGTTGTGGTGCAATTTAGTAACCTTTCGGTATTTGCCATTATGAGATAGGACTAAATCACCGACAACTATTTCCCCTATCTGCTTCCACCCTTTACTAGTCATAATAGGCACTTGCTTGTCTACAAAACAGTTCGGGTGGAATAATTTTGCATTTATCGCATCCTGCAAACTCGGATACTTGGTATTCTGGCCGCTTTGACTGACCACCCGGCCCTGCCAGGGTTCGCACAATGCGCAGGTTCCGAAGTGTGCGCTGATTAACAGCAAGTCAAACCCGTGCTGGCTGTAATGGTTGATATTGGCCTGAATTGCCGCGTTACCGCTCATCGTCCGGCCTACCATGTCAGCGTAACTTGTAACCGGAACTTTCCTGCCGTCTGAATAAGTGATCGCTGTTACACCCTGTTTGGCAAAGTCATCGAGCAGTTTCTGGGATATTGTCTGCCGGGTTAAGATTTCACTTTCTTTAAATACCGCGCTCCCGGCTGTTATGGCTGCCTGCCTGAACTGATCATCTGCCACTCTTAGTATCTGCAGGTCAGTCTTGCCTAAAGTATTCGCAGCGGCTGCCTGGAATAGTCCTGTAACTGATTCATGTGTAGCCACTGCTTATGCCCTCCTTAAAACGGCGGCGCACTTCCGACAAAAGGCACTGTCTCACTGACGCCTTCAGTCGGTTCCGGTATTCTTATCCCGGCCTTCCTGAGCTCGCTTATCTCGGCCATAGCGTTTTTAAGCCCTTCCTGGTAGGCTGCCGGTAAATGTTTATCCACCCACTCCTGCCGGGCCTTACTCCACTTTTTAACAGCCTTGATTACTTTTAAGAAATATTCCCGGCGATAATCGTCAATCTTGTCCGGGTTTTTTATTAGCTTAACGTAGAGCTCGCGGATAGCTTCGGCCATTGTAATGGTCAACTCTTCAGCAGCCTCAGCCAAGGGTCTGGCATGATGATCATATTTGCTTGTATCGGCCATTAATGCACCGCCTCTTTTTGCCTCTCTTCTACTGCTTCCCACATCCGGTTTTTGGTGATATGGATAAAGTTATTGCCTTCCATGATCTGCCTTGCCGCCCTGTCGAGCTGCTGGGAATCTTTTACCTTTACCGCCTGCGTGGCGATATCTACACCCCTTAAGTAAGACTTTATCGCCTGGGCCAGAAAACTATCCGCGTCTTCATACATTGACGGCACCACAAAACCCTGGTGTTTCCTCTGCAGTTTACGCAAAACCTCTTTTAAGCTGGAGTAATCGCGATCACTGCTCTTTGAGATATCCTCAAATAAAGCCAGGGCCCCGGCAATCTCCTGGGACAGCTCCACCAGGTCTTTTCGGTAATCCTGTTCAAGCGTTGTTTCCCATTCGTAAGCCTGAAATCCCTCCATGATACTCCCTCCTATTTGTTGTCAGGTTCAAACGGGTTATCTGCGTACCCAAAACCCTGTTCCTTGCGAATCCTTATCACTTCTTCCTCGATCTCTTTTTCACCCCAGTCAGGATGCATCAACTTCACTTTAATTAAAGTACTGGCTGCCTTGGCTGTATCTAATAGCTGAATAACCTCGGCCTTTTCCTTGTCATCCTGGATGATCGAATCCTGGGGAACAATCGTCACGTCTTCCGGTGTGTATTTACCACCCTTTTTAATACTGTCAAACATTTGCATCTGTTCAAACAACCTGGTTAATTCGGGAATCCAGTATCTTTCTTTTTTCTGCCGGGTTAAAAGAGACTTCCTTTCCCGGATCCTTAAAGCTGTACCTGAATCTCTTTGCTGACCATACTCTACAAGACCGAATGTCTGGGGCGCATAACCACACATGCCGATTATTTGCCGCATCAGTTGATCGCAGGTCTTCATATGATCTTCTGTCCGGATATCAAACTGAACATCCTTGATTGGTTCATACTTGCCCTCACTGCCAAGCCTGGCTGCGTCCATGTTCAGCTTGACGAATATCCTTTGCAGTTTGTTGAATTTGCCTGATTCAAGCAAGTTCTCATCAACAAGGAGCTGGGCCAGGCCAAGCTCGATATCTCTCATCCAGGAAGACCAGACGAAATCAAGCGAGTCCATCAGTCCGATACAGGCCCGGTAATCACCTTCCCCTATAGCTGAGCCGGGAAACATTCTGTTCGGCCTCATATTCGGGATATAAATACAGCCCAGGGCAGGCATGGCCAAGACCTCATCGACTAAACCAAGCTGCTCAACTTCAGAAATACTGTTCAGCTCAACCTCTCTGCCGAGCTTATCTACAGCGCCCTTGTATAACTTATAGGTTATATTTAGCTGACCGTTTACTACCTCACGCTTTTCAAACAGTCTCCACTGGGCTCCGGCGCTATCTTCTTTGACTACCCGGTGGAATAAAACCGAATAGAGCCTCCCTGATCTGAATTCCGGGAAAGCATTGGCCGGTGTCCTGATCGTTAACAGGGGATGTTCCGATAAATTCTTATCATAATCAAGCTTTAAGAATAGCCCGGACAGGGCAGCAGACATCTCTGCACCCTCCAGAAGCAGGTTGATGAAACCGCTATCTTCAATAAACCCCTGAATTCTTTTGCCTATTTTGCTGTCTTTGTTAAACTGGATATCAGGTGTTTCACTGAAAAGTAAGTTCGCGCTCATGGAAGCAATGTCCCCGGCCAGGGGAAGGTGGACTGCCTCGCGGCGCTCACCAGTTTCCAGCATGGACCAGTAGTAACCCATCTGAGTGTCGGGAAAACTCTTTGCATAATATTTAAGCAGCCGGTCCGCATCGCCTGAATACCAGACCGCCAGTTCATCGAAAATATTATAATAAGGCTTCCAGTCTTCAGGTGGCCAGTTATTGTTTTTCGGGTTACCAAAGATCATAGATTAACCTCCAATGCTAACTGCTTGTATTACGCTATATTCTGAGGAAGCAATCCAGGTTTTAACTTTTCCTCGTTCTCAGTCTTAACCCATTTTGCCCACACTGCCCGATTGGTCAGTATTCCGTATCTAAGAGCATCCGGCCCGTGGTCATTTGCTTTTAGTGGTTTATCTTCTCCACGCTCCTGAGCCTTTTCATCCCAGACATAATCCTGCATTTCCTCAATCAAGCCCTGGCAGTGTTCCTGGCAGATATAAAGACGGCCCATACTTAAAAGCGTTGACACTGCCCTTACTCCATCAATAACAGCATTATTAGCCTTGATAACGTGTTTAACTCCGTCCCTGGCTAACTGCAGGCCAAATGAAACTGCGCTTGGGTCTATGAATGTATAGCGAGCCGTTATGTTATGATTATTCAACCAGGCAATGTAAGCCTGGGAGTATTCCTTATCTGTTTTTTGCCGGCCTTCTTTACGGCTGTCCCAGCGCCACTCATCAACTACATAAATGCTTTGGTCGGAACCAACCCCGAATAACAGGTAAACAGTAGGGTTGGTGGTTCCATAGTCAACTCCTACCCAGTGCTGAGTAATGTGCGGTATTTTGGATCCGCTGATCGTGTGAATCTCTTCGTTGAACATATCGTAAATGAGACCCTCAGCCATAACCCAGAGGCCCTTGATATAGCGCTGGTAAAATACCCCGGTGAACATTCTCCGATAACGCTCTTTTACCTTATCGACTAAAGTAAGATTGTCTTCCATCGTGAAGTGAAGGTATAAGATCCGCTTCTCTTCGGCCTTGTCAATATATTCCTTTTTAAACCAGTGTTTCGGGCCCAGCGGGTTACAGTTGGCGAATATCTTGGCCCCGTCTACTGAACAGCGGCCAATCATCTGCTCAACAAAGCTCTGGGGGAATAAGGCTATCTCATCTGCGTATGCCCCGGCTGCTGTTAACCCCTGAATCTTATCCTGGGCTAATTCATTGTTCGCCCCAAAGATGTAATATATATTAGAGCCTATCTCAACTCTTGGCTCATCGGTTGTGCGAATATACCTGTATGCTATCCCCTTGGCCGTTAATATCTTAAAAAGCGGGTTTAAAACATTTCGCTTAAGAGCTCCCATTGTTTTGCCGGCCAAGATAAACGTTTCGTGTTCAAAGGTAGACAGCGACCACATGGTAAAGCTGATTAATTCAGATACTGTCTTACCGGACCTAATCGCCCCGTCACAGATAATCATGTCTTTATTTGCGTGAGGGCTTCCCGGTAACCACCAGGTTAACGTTTTTTTCTGCTTTAAAGAGAATGACTGGAATACAAAAGGTTGTGCCGCTGCATTACTTTTCATCCTTCCAGGCTTCCTTTGCCGCCGGTCCTAAAGCGTTAATAAAGTTCTCGATGCTCTCTCTTGTTTTTGCCTTGTCTCCTTCTGGGTCAATCGCTTCCAGCTTTCTCTTTTCAAGTTCAAGTTTTTCTTCTTCAATTTTGCGCTTCCATCTATCGGGAAGCAGGTCAAAGTAAAGCTCCATCTTCTCCAGCGCCTTCATTTTGTCGGCAAACTTTATTTTTATTCCTTCACGCCCCTGGGATACTTCAGTAATAATTGAGCCGTCAAGATCAGCACTTTCGCGGAGACTAACATAGCTCTTCTCCATGGTGAGCGGCTCTCCGGTTTCAGGATCTTTCAACATCTTGCCTTCCCTGAAAATAGGCACTTCTTTCTGCCCGAATTCAACGTATTCACCTATGTTACTAAAAGCTATTTTTGCATACTCCCTCAGAACATCTTGCGCATCAAAATGTAAGTCTTCAATGAGCGAACCTTTAAGCCTGCGGATCTCAGCCGCTACTGCTGGTTTCCTCAAGTTTTCAGAGCCGATTGCATGAGCGCTGTCGCTACTATACCCTGCTTTCATTGCTGACAGGGTTGCATTGTAATTTTTTACATAATATAGGCAAAATAGGCGCTGCTTCTCTGTCAGCTTTATTTCGTCTGCCGTCTCTGTAGGAGGGCTTTCTTTCTTTTTTCCACCCTTACTTTTACCCCGGTGCAACCAACTCCTGATTGTTCCGGCTGGAATACCTGTTTCCCGGGAGGCTTTCTTTGCGCCGGCTTTTTCTGCTATGGCAATGGCTTCTTTTATTTTGTCTTCCGGGTATTTTATTTTAGGCATGGTTTACTCCTATCCAAAACCAAGCTT